AACAGTAAGTTATGAAACGTATCAGTTAGATGTAGAGAGAGCCGAAAAGAATCCAGCTACTAGGAATGATATTTTGGCAAAGCGATTCGGTATACCAATGGAAGGGTATACATATTTCTTTACCTATGAGGAAACTAAAGTTCATCGTAAACATGACTTCTGGTCTATGCGATGTGCGTTGGGTGCCGACCTATCGCAAGGAGATGACTTCTGTGCGTTTACGTTTCTATTTCCTATGCGAGATGGATCGTTCGGTGTAAAAACTAGATGCTATGTATCTGAATTGACAGTCAAAAAGTTGCCAATGGCTATGCGGCAAAAGTATGATGAATTCATAAATGAAGGCAGTTTGATGGTCCTTGATGGTGCAGTATTAGACATGATGGAAGTCTATGCGGACCTTGATGATTTTATTGTCAAGTCTGACTATGACGTCGTGTGCTTTGGATACGATCCATATAATGCCAAAGACTTTGTTGCTCGATGGTCTACTGAGAATGGTCCTTTTGGCGTCGAGAAAGTAATACAAGGTGCCAAGACTGAATCTGTACCACTCGGTGAACTTAAAAAACTTGCTGAAGAAAGATTATTGTTATTCGACGAAGAACTTATGTCGTTTTGTATGGGCAACTGCATCACCCTTGAAGATACGAATGGTAACCGTAAACTTTTAAAAAAGCGTAACGACAAAAAGATCGATAGTGTTGCTGCAATGATGGACGCTTACGTGGCATACAAGTTAAACCGCGAAGCATTTGAATGATATTTTGAAAGGAGGCGGTTATGTCATACTATTTGTATCACGTTGAACCGTCTTGGACTGATTCACTCTATCATCATGGCGTTAAGGGCATGAAGTGGGGCGTTAGGCGCTACGAGAATTACGATGGTAGCTTAACTGAGGCCGGTAAGAAGCGCAAGGCTAAGTTTGAGAATAAAGCTGCAAAAAATAGAAAAGCTGCTAAGAGTTGGGCTAAGGATTCCGATCATTGGGATCGTTTCGGAACAAGAACTTTGTCTGATGCGGCTGCTATAAAATCTGCTAGACGAAATCTTGTTGCTGATAAACAAGAGGCAATTGCATCTGGCGATAAAAACCGTATACGTAAAGCAAAGAAGAATCTTCGTAGAGAACGCGTTAAGCAAGTATTAGTACGCGATAATGTTCGTGGTGCCTACAGACGTCATAAGAAAGATGGTAGTTCTAAAGTAGCTTCGGCAGCTAAAGCAGTTGCTCGTAATTATGTAACGCCATACACTAACATTCCGGGTAGTGGTTTGTTCTATTAATACATTAACGATTATATTCAATTAGATTTTTAAGGAGGTGACTAATGTCATTAAAAGATCGTTTTGCAAGCGCATGGAACGCTTTTCAAACAGAGGGTAAGCGACGAGCTGAAACTGTTACGGAAAAGGGCAGTCCGATAGTAAGCCAACTCGGAGGATCTAATTACTATCGACAAGATCGTCATCGAATGCGCTATAATAGTGAACGGTCGATACTAAATTCTATATTTAACAGAATAGCAAACGATGTTGCCTCCATCCAAATTCAGCATGTTCGAGTCGATGGTAATGACAGATTCGTTGAAAGAATCAAAAGTGGTCTTAACGATTGCATAACACTGTCTGCAAACATTGACCAAACTGCTAGGGATTTTTGGGTTGATGTAATACTGTCTATGTTAGATGAGGGTGTAGTTGCAGTTATTCCAGTTGATACTAATGTTAGCTTGGATCTTAATAACTCGTTTGATATTCTTTCTATTCGAACAGGGCGGATAGTTGATTGGATGCCGTCTTACGTTAGAACAGAAGTTTACAACGACCGTAAAGGTAAACGAGAAACTATTACATTACCAAAAGACAAAGTAGCGATATTAGAGAATCCATTTTATTCAATAATGAACGAGCCAAATTCTACTTTAAAGCGATTGGTTAGCAAGATGAACTTGTTAGACCAGATTGATAGTCAAAAAGCATCGTCTAAGTTGAATATTTTGGTACAATTACCATATTCTTTAAAATCTCCAAGTAGACAGTCGCAAGCTGAAGAACGAAGAAAAGCTCTTGAAGACCAATTAATAGCTTCGAAGTACGGCATTGCTTATATTGATTCTACAGAGCGAATTACTCAGCTGAATCGTTCGATAGAAAACGACTTGCCTACTCAAATTCAGACTCTTACCGAACAACTTTACAACCAAATCGGAATCAGCGGTGATGTATTCAAAGGTGTTGCCAATCAAGAACAGATGCTTGTATACAACAAAAAGGTATTAAAACCTATTCTTGATACTATTGAGCTTGAATTCACTAGAAAATTCCTAACACCAACTGCACGTACACAAGGTCAAAAGATTGCGTATTATATTGATGCGTTTGATTTGGTAACTCCTGACGAAGTTGCCAACATGGCAAATGCGTTTAGTCGTAATGAGATTCTTTCGGCGAACGAAGTTCGAGCGATTCTCGGGTTCAAGGCTAGTGACAATCCTCGTTCCGACGAGCTTATTAACAAGAACATGCCAGTTGACAAGATCGCTCCTGGAGTTAGTAGCCAAAATCAAAATGGAAGTGGCGAAGAAGGACAGGAATCATTAGCCAATCAACTCGGTGGAAATGACTTAGATGATTTGGAGTCTATGATTAAGGAAGCTGAGAATGATGGCGACCTTGATGAGACTGAACGATTGCTTAATGAACTTGAATCTCAGCTCGGGTAGTTGATATTCTATGCCTAAATACGCTAACCCATATTACAACTCAGACAAAGCGCATGAATATTACATGCGTATTCGAGAACTAAAAGGTTATAAAGACCGATATGGTGGTCACAGAGGTTTCGGAACAAGTGCTGCTACTAATCCATCCATGTTCATTGGCCTAGACGAAGAACATGAGAAGCGACAGCCAGCGCAAGAGTATATTCCGGTTAATAAAACGCCGAAGGCTGAAGAACCTACTACTAGTTCTGGAAAGAGTCATTATGAAGAGGCATTAGAGCGAATTGAAGAGTCTCATCGCCAGTCAGAGCGTTCATCTGGTGCTAGCGATGATAGCAGTTATGCTGGTCGAATTAGCAAGTTAAGACAACAAATCTCTGATATTCGCACTAACACTCAAACTAGTGTTGCTGAGATACAGGATGCTTTATCTAAAGCAAAAGATGCGTATAAAGAGCAAGTTGATGGTTTTAGAGCCGAAATAGATGTTATTCGAGCAGATTTAGATACGTTTACTGAAAGTGCAAAGGGTGTTGCTGTAGGATTTAGAGCTGATATACAAACTTTGAATCTCGATTTTAAGGAATTCAATTACGGTCTTCGTGGCGAAATCGATAAACTCAGATTAGAGTTAAAAGAGATGTCAAAAGAAGAGCGTAAAAAGAAAAAAGATGAGTACCAAAGTAAGATAGAGCGATTGCGAGATCAAATCTCGGCTAAACGTGATGCCAAACAAGCACAAGTAGAACGTCTTCGTAATCAAATCGAACAACACAAAAAGGAAACCGATGCTCATAAAGACCAAGAGCGTAAAAAGATTGAAAAGATTCGTGATGATATTTCTAAACTTCGTGAAACGCATCAAGAAACATCAGATGCTCAGCGTGAATCTATAAAAACGCAACGACGCTCTATGCGAGATTCGATTGAGGGTCTTCAAGAACAAATCGAACAGTTGCAAGACCAAGAACGTGAAGAAAAAGAAGCTGAGACTAGGCGTAAAGAAGAAGAACAAATAGCTAAGGCTCAAGAACAAGACCAAAAAGCACAAGAAAAAGCTAATAAGCAGGCTCAGCAACAAGCTAAACAGGCTTTAAAAGTTAAGAAGCAAAAGACAAAACAAGTTCAAAAGACCAAAACACCTAGAGGAAAAACTAAAGGTAAACGGAAACCGCATTTCAGTAGAAGTGACGAGGAGATACAACAGTTAATCGGGACTAAAACCGTAACAACTGGTGGTAAGGCTAGTTCCTCTAGAAATCAAAATGGAAGTGGAAGCTCTTCTCAAACTAATCGTGAAGCAGAAGTCCGTGCATCTATTGAAAAGGCAAGAGCAAGCCGAGAAGCTGCAGAAGCTGCTCGAAAAGCTATAAAAGCTCTTCGCGACAGCATTAAGAGTTTACGAAAAGAAACGACTAAACAGATTGAATCTATACAAGACAATATTAGTCAATCGACCAAAGAGTACAAAGCTGAGGTTAAGTCTTGTCGCGATGAAATTTCTTCAATACAGTCGGAACTAAAGAATGCTGTAAACGAAGCAAAGATAGCTAATGAAGGTGTTCGAGGAGAGATAAAGTCTCTTAATAGCGAGTTTAAGTCGTTTAATGCTGATATGCGTGGGCAGATTAAAGCGTTGCGAGCTGAACTTAAAGGTATGTCAAAAGAAGAACGTAAAAAGAAAAAAGATGAGTACCAGAACAAAATTGAACAAATTCGTAACCAAATCGATGCAAAACGCGACCAAAAGCAAAGTAAAGTTGATCAGATGCGTTCTACAATCGAGCAAACAAACGAGCAGCGCGATTCACAGAAAAAAGAAGAGAAAACTAAAATTGAAGCAATTCGAGAAAAAATTAAACAACTTCGAGAATCGCATTCAACAACTACTGAGGGACTTCGCGAACAGATTAAGCAACTTAGAGAACAGTTAAGCTCACAAGTAGAAGGCTTGCAAGAACAGATTACTACTGCTCAGGAAGCCGAAACTGCTCGCAAAGAAGCAGAACGAGAGACAAAAGACCAGGAAAAGATTGATAAAGCTGCTCAACAAGATGCTCAAGCCATGGAAAAAGAAGCATCTAATCTTCAGGGTAGTGGTACGGGTAGCTCTGGAGTTAGTGGCTCATCTTCTAGTGGTAGCTCTGGTACAAGTCACTATGACAAGGCAGTTGAATCTGTTGAAAAGGCTAGAGCAAGTCGAGAAGCTGCAAAGGCTGCAAAGACTAAAGTTCAAGAACTTAGGAATCAGATTAAGCAACTTCGTAGTACTGCAAAAGAACAGATTACAGAAATTCAAAATGAGATAAAAACCAATACTTCCAAATACAAAGAGGAAGTTAATGGTATAAAAACCGAGATTGATACTATACAAACTGGTTTGAAAGCTTATACAGAAGGCGTAAAAGAAACGAATAATGGCGTTCGAGGCGAGATAAAGTCATTAAATTCAGACTTTAAGTCGTTTAATGCTGATATGCGTGGACAGATTAAAGCTTTACGAGCTGAACTTAAAGGTATGTCAAAAGAAGAACGTAAAAAGAAGCGTGAGCAATACCAAAATCAAATTCAGTCGATTCGCGACCAAATTGATAGCAAACGCGAACAAAAGAAATCACAAGTTGATCAGCTTCGAACTACCATAGAGCAGAATAACACACAGAAAGAACAGCAACGAGACCAAGAGAAAAGTAAAATTGAGGCGTTACGAGAAAAGATTAAGCAACTTCGTGAGTCCAATTCTACTACATCAGAAGGTCTTAGAGCACAAATCGCTAAACTTAGAGAGCAGTTAACGAAAGATGTTGAAGGAGTCCAACAACAGATAACTCAAGTTCAAGAGTCTGAAAGTGCTCGCAAAGAAGCAGAAAGTCAACAAAAGCAGGCTGATAGCGAGCAAACTCAATTGGAAACTGCTCGAAAACAAGACGAAACTGAAGCTAGTAAGCCATCGGGTTCTGCCAGACTTAAATCTCATGTGCAAGAGGTTACTGAAAAGATTGAGAAAGCTAGAGTTGAGAAAGAAGCAACCAAAGCTGCAAAAACCCAGGTTCAAGAGCTTCGAAACCAAATTAAACAGCTTCGAACAGACAGCAAACAGCAAGTAGAAACGATTCGTACTGATATTAAAGAGAAAACTAAAACATTTAAGGCTGAAGTAAAAGCGCATCAAGCTGAAATAGAGCAGATTCGAACGGATTTGAAAGCATACACCGATAATGCAAAATCTGTATCGGATGGACTTCGTGGTGATATTAAGTCACTTAATACCGATTTTAAG